TGGCCGCCTTGGTGGCGGCGGGCGCGTCAGCGGGCTTGTCAGCAGCCTTGGGGGCGGACTTGCCCTGGGCGACCATTGCCGCGTTCGCCTTGCGCAGCACCGCGTGCAGCGCGGCGTAGTTGCCCGCCTTCTTGCCGGTGCGCTGGGCGGCCCGGTTCTGGAGCTGCACGACGACCTTCACCGCCTCGGCGCCGGACATCTTGAACTCGACCGTGGTGGCCTTGACGACCACGTTCTTAGCCTCGTCGGCAGTCAGCAGCTCCTTGACCGCAGCAACCTGGCTGGCGTTGAGGGAAACGAGCTTGGTGGTCACGGCCGCGTCGTTCGCGGCGGGCTTGGGGGCGGCGGGCTTGGGGGCGGTGGCGGGCTTGGTCATTGTCTTGGTCCTTTCCGGGGTCCTGCGGGGCGGTGTGCCCTGCTGAAATCGATATTGCGTTACGGACCGGGAAAGAGCGAGGGATTCGCCAGAGAATCTTTTTTCGAATCCGAGTGGCCTGAGACACTCCGCGGATTCTCGCCAGAACCGACCGATTCGGCGCATTCTTTCGACCGGCAGGACCCCGGACGAAAGGACACCGACCACATGGGACTCGCGCGAGACCTGAGCATGGGTCCGAAGCGCAAGCGCAAGCCTGCGCCCGGCACCACCGGCGACTACGCCAGGCTGGCCCGCCTCACCACGGACGAGAACCCCGACCTGGACGACTTCAAGGCCACCCTGGACCAGGTGGCCGCCCAGGGCCGCCGGTTCCACTGGCGGGAGGGCCACGTCTACAACAACGCGTGTCGCCGATACACCGAGCTGACCGGCGAGCCGTACGGCAGCCCCACGCAGGAGTACTGACCAGACAAGGAAACCCACGGCCCCCGCGCTTCCGGCTCGGGGGCCGTGCTCATCCCGGCGAAAGGGGTAGGCACATGGCACGCCCCGGCAGGCCGCCCAAGCCCACGGCGCTGCGGCTGATCGATGGGGACCGGAAGAGCCGGATCAACGACTACGAGCCCAAGCCCCGGCCCGAGCCGCCGCGCTGCCCGGCCGATGCTGCGGCTGAGGTCCGGGCCATCTGGGACTACACGGTCACCGAGCTGGACGCGATGGGCAACGCGTACGCCGCCGACCGGGACGCCCTGCGGGCCTACTGCGAAGCCGTGGTGTCCCACCGCCGAGCCTGCGCGGTCCTGGCCAAGTCTTCCGTGCTGATCAAGGGAATCCACGGCAACATGGTGCGCAACCCGGCCGTGGCAATCCAGCGCGACACCGCGCAGACCATCCGGTCCTATGCCCAGGAATTCGGCCTGACACCTAGCGCGCGCACCCGCATCGAACTCAGGGACGGGGCGAGCGCCGATGCGGAGGACAACCCGTTCGCCGGCTCCGGTTGAGCTGCCCCCTGATGACGAGCTTGACCGGCTGAAGATCACGCCGGAGGTCGCGTGGTACATGCTGTCACGCAGCATCGAATTGCCAGACACGCCACCAAAAATCAAGACACCGGACGGCGGCTCACGACGGGGCGCCCGGTTCGATCCGTCCCGGGTGGACAGGGTGTTGGACGTGTTCGCCCGCCTGCGGCACACGCAGGGCAAGTGGGCCGGACGGCCGCTGTCGCCGGACCCGTGGCAGGTGGCCTACATCCTGGCCCCGATTTTCGGCTGGGTGTACCGGAATGAAGACGGGGACTGGGTGCGCTGCACCCGCCGGGCCTACATCGACATTCCGCGGAAGAACGGCAAGACCACGCTGTCCGGCGGGGTGGCCACCTACCTCACGTGTGCCGACCAGGAGCAGGGCGCGCAGGTCTACGCCGTCGCCAGCGGCAAGGACCAGGCGCGGTATTGCTTCGACCCGGTCAAGCAACTGGCGGAGAAGTCGCCTGCGTTGTCGCCGTACGTGAAGCCGTTGCAATACCGCATCATCCACGTGCCGAGCGGGTCGTACTTCGCCGTGGTTTCCAAGGTGGCGGACATGCTCCACGGTGCCAACGTGTCCGGCGCCATCATCGACGAGCTACACGTACACAAGACCGCCGACCTGGTGGAAGCGGTCGAGACTGGCACCGGCTCGCGGACACAGCCGCTGATCTTCACCATCACCACGGCCGACGACGGCCGACAGGCCACGATCTACGCCCGCCGCCGCCACTACGTCGAGCAGCTCGCCCGGGGTGCGCTCAAGGACAACGCGATGTACGGCGTGGTGTGGGCCGCCGACGCCGACGCAGACCCCTTCGCCGAAGAGACCTGGCGCGCAGCCAACCCCGGCTACGGGGTGTCCCCATCGAAGGCGTCTTTCCAGCAGGCCGCCGCCGAGGCCAAGAGCAGTGCGGCCGACCTGGCGAAGTTCCTACGCCTGCACCTAGGCATCCGGACGAAGCAGGAGACGCGCTACCTGGAGCTGCCCGCGTGGGACCGCAACGCGTCCATCGTGGACCCGCTGCGCCTGGTGGGCCGGGAGTGCTACGGCGGCCTGGACCTGGCGGCCACGTCGGACCTGTGCGCCCTGTGCTGGTGCTTCCCAGACGGCCAGGGCGGCCACGATCTGTTGTGGCGCATGTGGATTCCGGAAGGCGCGGTGGACCGGCTGGACGCCCGCACAGCCGGTGAGTGCTCCGGGTGGATAGGAGCCGGCCTTATCGAGGTGACCCCCGGCGACGTCACCGATTACGACTACATCCGGACTCAGGTCAACGTCGATCGAGAGCGGTTCAACGTCCTGGAGTTGGCCTACGACCCGTGGAACAGCTCCCAGCTTGTCACCGACCTCCAGCAGGACGGGGCGAACATGGTCACGATGCGCCAGGGTTTCGCCACGATGTCCGCGCCCACCAAGCAATTCCAGCGAATCATGCTGGAAGGCACCGAGGAGTTGCCGCGCCTGCGGCACGGTGGCAACCCGTGCGTGCGCTGGCAGGTGGACAACTTGGCCGTGGAGATGGATGCAGCCGGAAACGTCAAGCCCAGCAAGCGAAACAGCGGGGACAAGATAGACGCGGTAGTTGCCTCGATCATGGCGCTCTCACGCGCCGTGCACCACGTCACCCCGCGCCAAAGTGCCTACGCAGACGGGGATTTGGAAGTCGTATGACGGTAGCTGTCGTGATCGTGGCGGTCGTTGCCGTGCTCGCGGTGGCTTACCTCGTCGGCGAACGGGTCCTCGACGTCTCCACCGTGGTCCGCCGCCGGGTGGTGGTGAACATGGTCAACGGGCGGGCGTTCAAGGCCGTGCTGGTCTCCCGACGCCGCCGCCTCCTCGTGCTGCGGGACGCCGAGATGTACGAGGGCAGCGCCGATCCGGTGCAGCTGGACGGAGTGGTGGTCGTGGAACGCAGCCAGGTGGACTTTATCCAGGCCCCAGGGGGTGAGTAATGGCGTTCGTGGTCTCCCAGGGCCGTATCGCGTCGATGCAGCGTCCACAGTGGCCTACAGCCCCGGCCATCCGGCTGGCCACCAACGTCATCCACGATTACGCCACGATCTACCGCACACAGTCCAACGTGCGCACGGTCGTGGACTTCTTGGCCCGCAACATCGCCCAATTGCCTTTCAAGGTCTACCGGCGCCAGTCCGACGCGGACCGGGTGCGCCTGGCGGACCACCCGCTTGCCGTGCTGCTCAACCGGCCGAACCCGTTCACCACCCGCTATCGGCTCATTGACTCGCTCGTGCACGACATGGGCATCTACGACACCGGAATCTGGGCCAAGGTGCGCGAGGACGGCCAGACTTTCGGGCTCCTGCGGCTGGACCCGCGCATGGTCACGCCCGTGGGCGGGAACTTCTTCTACCCGGACGCGTACCTGCTGCGCGGCAACGGCGGACAGCTCGAACTGACCCCGGACCAGGTGGTGCACTTCCGGGGCTACAACCCGCATGACCCGCGCTGGGGATGCAGCCCGGTGGAAACGCTTCGGTCCATCCTGGCCGAGGAATACGAGTCGGCGAAGTACCGGGAACAGTTGTGGCGCAACAACGCCCGCATGTCCGGCTACATTAGCCGCCCGGCCGACGCACCCCAGTGGTCCAAGCGGGACAAGGACCGCTTCCGCGACCAGTGGCAGGCCGCCTACACCGGCGACGGCCCCAGGGCCGGGGGTACCCCGATCCTGGAAGACGGGATGACCTACACGGCCGCCGCCGTTACTCCGGAACAGGCGCAGTACCTGGAAACCCGCAAGCTCACAAGGGAAGAGTGCGCGAGCGCCTACCACGTGCCGCCGCCGCTCGTCGGCATCCTGGACCACGCCACGTTTTCCAACATCGACGCCCAGCACGAACAGCTGTACCAGGACACCCTTGGTCCCTGGCTGACGCAGTTCGCCGAGGAGATCCAGCTCCAGCTACTGCCCGACTTCGCCGATTCCGCGGATGTCTACGGGGAATTCGACATCGGGGCGAAGCTGGCCGGCTCTTTCGAGGAGCAGGCGAAGGTGCTCCAGGCCGCCACTGGCGCGCCGTACATGACCCGCAACGAGGCCCGCGCCCGGCTGAACCTGCCCGCGCTGGACGACGGGGACCACCTGGTGACGCCGCTCAACGTCCTGGTGGGCGGCCAGGCCAGCCCGCAGGACAGCGCCCCGCCGCTGGCGCCCAACCCGCAGCAACCGCCCAAGGGCGCCCTAGCGGCCCACAAGGACGTCCGGCGGGTGGACGTCAAGGTACGGCCAGCCCAGGCCGACGTGGACCGAATCAAGGCCACGGTGGCGCGGTTCTTCACCCGCCAGCACGCGGCCCTGTCGTCCCAGCTCGGGGCCAAGGCCGTGCCGGGAGCGGACGACGTGTGGGACACCGACCGCTGGGACGCCGAGCTTGCCGCCGACCTCTTCGGCTTCGCCGTCGCGGTCGTCGAAGCCGTCGCGCTAAGCGTGGTCGGCAAGCTCGGCCTGCCCACGGCCTACGACGCGGACCGAACCGCAGCCTGGTTGCACGCCTGGGCGGGCACGGCCGCCAAGGGCATCAACGCGACCACCAAGGCCGACGTGGCCCACGTGCTGGCGACCAGTGACACGGTGCTGGCCGACCTCAAGGAGCTGTTCGACGGCTACGCCGACACCCGCGCTACGGAGATCGCCGCCAGCCAGGCGACCAACCTCGGCGGGTTCGGCTCGTATGAGGCCGTCCACCAGTCCGGATTGGACGGCACGAAGACGTGGCGGGTTACCTCCCGCAATCCGCGGCCGAGCCACGCGGCGATGGACGGCCAGTCCGTTGGCGTGCACGAGAAGTTCAGCAACGGCGCCAGCTGGCCCGGTGATCACAACCTGCCGGTGTCCGAACGCGCCCGGTGCTCGTGCGAGGTCGTGATGTCGGTGACAAGCCCAGATCAAGGCGAAGCCGCCTGACGGCTTCCGCGCGCAATGACCCCGCCGCCGTGATCCCTGTCCGTTTCTCGCCGGGCCGCTGGTCATGCCGGAAGGAACCACCCATGAAGATCAAGACCTGTGCAGCCAAGATCAAGGCGGCGGGCGTGCACGAGGGCACCGACGAAGGCCAGTTCGACGCCATCGTCGCCACCTACGATCTGGACTCGGTCGGTGACCGCATCATCCCGGGCGCCTTCAAGGAAACCCTGGACGAGTGGGCCACCAGCGGCGATCCCATCCCCGTCTACTGGTCGCACCGGATGGACGACCCGGCCATGAACATCGGCCAAGTGGTCGAGGCCACCGAGACGGACAAGGGCCTTGCGGTCAAGGCACAGCTGGACCTCGACAACCCCACGGCCGCCCAGGTCTACCGGCTCATGAAGGGCCGCCGGGTCACGCAATTCAGCTTCGCCTACGACATCGAAGACGGCGCTTTCGTTGAAGAGAAAGGGGAAGCGCCGTACTACGAGCTGCGCAAGCTCCGGCTGTACGAGGTCGGCCCGACCCCGATCGGCGCCAACCAGGCCACTGAACTGCTGGAGGTCAAGGGTACTGGCGGCCAGTCGCTGACGGTCGAGGTCCACAACGGCACACGTGAGGACGCCAAGGCCGTTGCCGACACCTTGCGGGGCGCCCTGGGCACCAAGGCGACCGGCGACGGCACGGCCGACGACACCGGCCAGGGCGACGAACCCGACGACGACCCGAACAAGCTCATTGCCGCCGTGGACGCCGCCTTGGACGAGGCAGTCAACCTGCTGTCCGAAGTGGACACCACGACGTTGCCGCAGGAGGTCCAGCAGGCGTTGGCCCTCGTGAACGGCGCCGAGGGCTTGATCGACGAGGCAATGGAACTGCTCGGCATCCCGGACCCCGACGACGACGACGAACCCGCCGAGGCCGGGAAGGGCGGCACGGCCGCCAGCAAGAACACCGATCGTCCCTCCCGCAAGGAGGGCAGGCGGAACAGCTCGACGGACGCGGACGCCATCCAGTCCATTCACGACGCTGCATCCGCACTCGGGGCTGCGTGCCCCGCGAAGGACGAAGGAAAGGCCAAGCCCGATCTGTCCGCCACGACCGAGGAGCCCGACGGGGCCAAGGCCGACGAGCCAGCAGTAAAGGGAACCGCCTCGAACCGTCTGCGCACAGAGCTGGACCTCATGGAAGCCGAGGTCTCGCTTTACACGTAAGCGAAATCGAGGAAGGAGCCCGCAGTGCCTACCGCCGCTGTGGACAGCATTACCGACGAGATCAAGGGATTCCTGGGCAAGGCCCGCGACATCGCGGAGAAGGCCGACGCGGAAAACCGCGACTTCACCGACACCGAGCGCGCCGAGGTCACCGACCTCATGAAGAAGGCCGCGGAATCCAAGAAGAAGCTTGACCGGTCCAAGGCCGACGCTGCCACCCGGCAGGCCATGACCGACCTGGGCACCAGCGTGGGCATGTTCGAGGACACCAAGTCCGAGAAGCGCACCGCCTCCGGACTGATCGTCCCGAATGGACGGAAGTCCATCGGTGAGTACTTCGTGGAGTCGGCCGGATACAAGGGCCTCCTGGACTCCGCGCCGAACGGTCAGTTCGGCGAAAAGATGCGCGTGCAGAGTTCGCCGGTCGGCTATAAGGCTCTTCTGCCCGGCGCTACGCCGTCCACGAAGGACCTGGTGACCTCGGGCGGTGACGGCGGCTCGGCCGATGCCTTTGTGTGGCCCCAGTTCATGCCCGGCCTCCAGGTCGGCCTGGAAGGGTTCGAGCGGCCGCTGCTGCTGCGGAGCCTGGTCACCGGCGGGCAGACCACCACCGACACCATCGAGTACGCCAAGCTCGTCAGCATCACCAACAACGCCGCGCCGGTTCCGGAAGCGACCACGGACGGGGCGATCGGGTCGGGCACCCCGGCCGTGACCGAAGCCCAGGCGGGTGTGAAGCCGCAGTCCGGTTTCACCACCGTGCGGGAGACCACCAACGTCCGCACTATCGCCCACTGGATTCCGGTCACCAAGCGCGCGCTGAGCGATGCCGCCCAGGTTCAGACGCTCATTGACGCGTTCCTGGAGTACGGCCTGGAGGAGGAACTCGAGAACCAGATGGTTGCCGGTGACGGCACCGGTGAGAACCTCCTGGGGCTCAACCACATCAGCGGCACGCAGAACCAGGCGGCCGTGACCGACCCGGCCAACCGCCCGGCGGGCTTCGGCAACCTTCTGGCCCTGCGCCGAGCCAAGACCAAGGTGCGCCTGGTCGCCCGCAGCGTGGCCAACGGCTACGTGGTGCACCCCACCGACTGGCAGGCCGTGGAAGAGCTGAGCGACAACTACGGCCGCTTCTACGGTGACGGGCCGTTCGGCACGGGCAACATGCCCACCCTGTGGGGCCTGCCGGTTGTCGAGTCGGAGTCGGTGACCCCGGGCTACGCCTGGTGCGCCGACTGGCGGCGGGCCATCCTCTGGGACCGCCAGCAGGCCGCCCTTTCCGTGACCGACAGCCACGCGGACTTCTTCGTCCGCAACCTCGTGGCCATCCTCGCCGAGCTGCGCGCGGCGTTCGCCGTGCTGCACCCGACCGCCTTCGTACGGGTCGCGCTCAACGCCGTGGCCTGAGCCGGCGGTCTCGTCATCCCGGCCGCTCGGGGCTGCCAACGGCCCCGAGCGGCCCGAACCCCGGCAGCGAAGGGAGACAGCATGATCGCCGCCTTTGTGGACCTGTGCGTCCACGCCAGCGCCAGCCTCGCCGTCCTGGTCGGCTGACGCGCCATGTCCTATCCGCTGGACGTCTACCGCGACCTCTACCGGGGCGAACGGATCTGCCCTGTCGACAACGCCGTGAACTGCGCGTGTGTGGGGCCGAACGAACCGCCAGCGGTGCCAGTCGACGTACCGGAACACGTGGAGGCCCAAGTGGGCGAACTCAGGGAGTACGAAGTCGAGATCAACGGCAACCGCACCACGATGCGGCTGACCGAGGAGGACGCCAAGCGCTACGGCGCGGTGGAGGTCGGGCAGGCCCCGGCCGCCGACACCAAGGCCCAGACCTCGACGCAGAACAAGGCGGCCACGCCCGCGAACAAGAGCGGCGGCACGGCGTAGTGGACCCGCTGGCCTCGTTCGAGGACTTGCAGAAGCTCTCGCGCGAGCAGTGGACCGACGCGGACACCGAGCGGGCTACCAGCCTGCTCGGTGCCGCGTCGACGCTCGTCCGGTCCTACTGCGGCTGGGAGATCAGCGCCTTCACCGACGCCGTAGTGACCCTCGACGGCCCCGGCGGGCGTGTGCTGGCCCTGCCGTGCCTGTACGTCACCGACGTGGCCACCGTCGAACTGCTCGACACGTCCGGCCTGGTCACGGCCACGCTGGACGACTTCGTTCCTTCCGCCGGCTCCGGCCTGATCCATCGGCGCTACGGCCGCCGATGGCCCGCGGAATACTCCTCGATCCGCGTCACCTACAGCGGCGGCTACGACCCGGCCCCGGCCGACGTCATGGCCGTGGTCGTGTCGGCCGTGGACCGCGCCCGCACGACCCCCAGCGGGGGCATGACGCAGGAGCAGACCGGGCAGGTGATGCGGGCCTACAGCCCCACGGCCGCGCCGGGCATCACCCTGTCGGCCACCGAGCGCCTTGCGCTCGGGGACTACAGGATCACCAGAGAGAGCTAGTGCCATGTCCACTGCGGTTCCGTTTGCCCAGCAAACGGTGGTGCTCCTTCGACGCCAGGTGACCGGCCAGGACGCACACGGGAACGACACCTACAGCGAGACCCGGACGACCGTGGACAACGTGTTGGTGGAGCCCTACCACACGCTGGAACGGTTCGACGCCTCCGACCTGACCGCCACCCGTCTGCGGCTCTACGCGCCCGCCAGCGTCGGGGACGTGCTGACCTCCATCGACGCCGTGGAGTACCGGGGTGCCACGTACGAGCTGGACGGCGACCCGATGATGTGGCCGGACTGGTCCGGCGGCATCCACCACACCGAAGCCATCCTCAAGAAGGTCGCGGGGTGACCCCATGCCAGCCGAAGTGACGTTCACGCTGGACACCCAAGGCATCGGCGAATACCTGCGCACCAGCGGCCAGCTCCGCGCCGCGCTGGCGGCCGTCGTCGCCCAGGGCGTGGCCTACGCCCGGTCCATTGCCCCGGTCGGCCGGGGCGCGGGCGAAGGCGGGGCCTACCTGCCCAGGACCGGACGACGCCCCGGCGACTACCGCAACGGCATCGTGGGCGAGGTCGCCGTGACGCGCACCCGCATGGTCGGCCGGGTCCTGGCCACCGACTTCAAGGCCGGGTGGATCGAGTACGGCTCGGAGCACATGCCCAAGTATCGGGTCCTCGGCCGCACGACCGACCACACCAAGGTGGGCGGCTAGTGGCCCGCCTCCTGCACTTCGCCGACGCCGAGGCCCTGTTCATCTCGGCACTGTCCGGGGTGGACGGCGTGAGCCGGACCGTGACCCGGCTCCCTGCCGCCGAGCGCCTGACGGCCGCCCTGCCGTTGGTGCGAGTGCACCGCGTCGGCGGAGCTGACGACCGGCTGACCGACACAGCACGGGTGGACCTGGAAACCTTCGCCGCCGACTACGACACGGCGTCCGCGCTGGCCCGGACCGTCCACACCGCCGCTCTGGCGCTGGGTAACACGGTGGTAGACGGCGTGCTTGTCGACACCGTGGAGACGGTCAGCGCCCCGATGTGGGTCGACTACGAAAACCCGAACGTCCAACGGTTCGTGGCCACCTACGAAGCCGCTGTGCGCGTACTGCCCTCCTAGCCCCGGAAAACCGACGACAGACCCCGCCACAGACCCCCGCGTGGGGGTTTCCGCCTGTCCGACGTTTCGTTTAGGAGACCCCAAATGGCGACTGCCACATGGGAAAGCCTGTTCGCGGGCCGCACTGACTTGATCAGGAAGATGCTCTTCGGGTCGGTGCTCGTCAAGGACTACAGCCCCACCGACTCCCTGGCCGACTTCAGCCCGTTCGACGCCACGACCGGCGGCCTGTCCTCCACGCTCCTCACGGAGAAGGGCTGGCATGACCCCGGCTACGTGGACGAGAACGGCGTCAAGTTCGCGCCCGCAGTGTCCACTTCGGACACCAACGCGTGGCAGGCGCGCCTTCCCGTGCGCACCGACTTCACCAACGCCACGGAGACGGCGCAGGTGGTCTTCCTGGAGGACAACCCGGCTACTCGCGCTCTTTTCTCACACAAGCCGATCGCCACCGCGCCCGCGCTGGGCACGGAGGCCTTCCGGCTGACCCACGATCTGACGCCGAACCTCGTCTACCGATCGGTGCTGTTCATCGGCGTGGACGGCTCGGGTTCCAACGCCATGTACGGCTACAAGCTCTACCCCAAGTGCTTGATGACCAAGCCGGGCGAGCAGGACTGGCGCGCGAACAAGGAACTGGTGTGGGACCTGACGTTCACGCCGTACCCGGACCCCGTGGCCGGGTTCGCGATTGACGAAGGGCTGGACGGCCCCGGCTGGCGCGCGCTGGCCGCCCCCACGACCCCCTAAGACCCGGGCCGGGACGGCCAGTCTCTTGGCGGGGTCTGTAGCCGTCCCTGCCCGGCCCCTCGACTGACCCCGCTAACGACCCCGCCGAAAGCGAGTGATTTCTGTTGGTAACTAAGGACATCGACCTTGACGCCATCCTGGCGCAGCGGTCGGAGGCAACCGGCGCGCCGGACACCGTGGCGTTCAAGTTCGCCGGTGAAACCTGGACCGTCAAGCATCCACTTCTGGCGGATGACGACTGGAAAGACGAACTGTCCGAACTGGACCCGGAAGACAACGTGGGCCAGGCGGAGCACTACATGGGCGCCGAGCAATTCGCGCGGTTCGTCGCAGCCGGTGGACGGTCCGGATACGTCGTGATGGTCATCCGCGAGATTGGCCGGGACATGGTGGACTTCGGCGCTGACGGCCGCCCTACACGGTCCTCGACGTCCTCGGGGAAGCGCCGGAAGCGATAGAGGCCGACCTCTGCCGGTACTACCCGGGACTGGTCGATCCCGTCGGCGCGTACTGGCGCGGGGATCTGTCGTTGCGACGCCTGCGCGTGCTCGTGGAGAACCTGCCCGCTGACGCGGCGGTCCTCCGGCGACGCGGACCACAGTGGACAGACGTCGAGTACCTGCTGGCGATGGTCGCTGACCAATTGGCGTTCTACCGCTACGACTTCGCCCGCGCCAACGGCGCGACACCCAAGGAACCGAAGCCCATGCGGCGCCCGGACGACGACGCGACGGAGGACCAGGCCGCCGAGGTTCGCGCTGCCCACGATCACGTCATGGCCCAACTCAGGGGGGAGGAATAGGTGGTAGCTACCGCCGGACGGCTCGCCCTGGAGATCTTCCCCACGGTCAAGGACATCGGGTCGGGCATCCAGAACCAGGTTCTGCGTCAGGTGCAGGAGATCGGCAACCGCGCCGCTGACGCGCTGTCCACCTCGCTGGCCAAGGGCGGTGACCAGGGCGGCCAGCAGGCCGGGCGAGCCATCGCCGAGGAGGTCGGCAAGGCGGGCGCGCGGGCCGGGCAGCAGGCGGGCGAACAGATCGCCTTGTTCACTGTCAGCGGGGCCAAGCGCGCCGGAACCGAGGCCGGGCAGGCTGTCCAGGAGGGCACGGTTTCCGGGGCCACAGCAGGCGCACAGCGCGCCGGGACGGCCATTGCCGAGGGCGTAGCCCGGGGAGCCCGGTCCGGTGGCGAGAGTGCCAAGACGGCCCTGAGGGAAGAGCTGGCGTCGGCGGGTACCCAAGGGGCGTCCGTCATGTCCCGCGCGTTCGCCTCGATTCGCGGTGGCATCACGGATCTCTCCGGCCACGTCCGCAGCATGGGCAGCACCGTCACCTCCGAGGCTGAAAAGGCCGGCTCGGCCGTCACCTCGAAACTCGGCGGGTCGTTGTCGCTGGGAACCACGATGATGGCGGGCCTCGGGGCCGGGGCCGTCATGGCACTGGGCCAGGCCGCCGCAGCCGCCGTGCGCACGGGCATCGAGTTCGACGCGTCGCAGGAGTCCGCGACGATGGCGTTTACCACGATGCTCCACAGCGGGCAGCAGGCCACGGAGTTCATGGGGCAGCTCGAAAAGTTCGCCGCGCAGACTCCGTTCGACCTCCCGGACGTGGTGACTGGTGCTCAGCGGCTGATGGCGTTTGGCTTTGAGGCCAAGCAAGTTGTGCCGACGCTGACCGCCATCGGTGACGCCGTGGCGGGCATGGGCGGTTCCGCGGAGCAGATCCAGCAAGTGACGCTCGCGATTGGACAGATGTCCGCCAAGGGCAAGATCCAGTCGGACGAAATCTTGCAGCTCACGGAGGCGGGCATTCCCGCCTTGCGCATCCTGGCCAACCAGATGAACGTGTCCACCGGTGATCTCCAGAACCTGATCACCAAGGGCCTGGTCCCGGCCGGTCCGGCCATCCAGCAACTTCTGTCCGGAATGGAGCAGGGCACCAAGGGCGCGGCAGGAACCACAACCGCCTTCGCAGGCATGATGGCCAATCAGTCCGTGACGCTGACGGGCACCTGGAGCAACTTCAAGGACAACTTCAACCGGGCTATGGGGCAGCTCCTCCAGCCCGCCATGCCTGCGATCAAGGCATCGCTGGGGTGGCTGACGAGCCAGCTGGGCAAGGTTCCCGCCGGGCTGCACCAGATCAGCGTGGCCGCTGGCGAGATCGGACAGGGCTTCCGTACAGGACAAGCACAATCGGCCGGGTTCGCCGGTGTGATGGAGCGGATCGGGGTCGCGGCCCGCAATGTCGCGAACTGGTTCATGACCGTCCTATGGCCCCCGCTCCAGCGGATCGGGAGTCTACTGTGGACATACGTCCAGCCTGCCTGGTCCGCCTTGGTCGTCGTCTTCACGCAGCACCTTTGGCCTGCGCTGCAACGGATGTGGACCGCCATGTCCCCCTTCGTGGAGATCTTCTTCAAGGTCGCGGGCGTCATCCTCGGCGTGGCCATCGTGGCGCTGCTGAAGCTCGTCGAGGTGCTGTTCCGGCTGGCCGGACCGGTGATCGACATACTGTCGCGCGCGTTCGCCGGGTTCTTCAACGTGGTGCGGTCCGTGTTCTCCGGACTGGCTACGGCCGGAGTCGCTGTCTGGCACGCCCTGGAGGCTGCCTGGTCCGGACTGACCACGGCCACGCGCGCGGTCGGCACCGCCGTGGGGGCAGCGCTGCGCGGCATCCAAGTGGCCCTGTCTGCGGTCGGAGACGCAGCGGTCTGGTTGTGGCACAACGCAATCCAGCCAACCTGGAACGCGATCTCGCTCGCCGCAAGGATTCTGTTCGCCGTGGTGTTCACCGTCCTGGTCACGCCGTGGCTGATTCTCTGGCGGACCGTGCTCGGCCCGGTGATCACCTGGCTGTGGCAGGAGCGCATTAAGCCGATCTTCGACTTGATCGGGCTCGGCGCGCAGCTCCTGTGGCGCGGGATCGAAATCGTGGGCCACGGAATAGCCTCCGCCTGGAACTTTCTGGGCGGGATTTTCCGCGACGTCTACAACTTCACGATTCGCGTTGCGATCGAGGCTTTCCAGTGGGGAATGTCGATTCTCCACGACAAATTCATCGTGCCGATCTCGCGCGCGATTCAGATTGCCTGGCAGGCCGTGGGAATTGCCTGGCGCTGGGTGCATGACACCTTCATTCAGCCTGCCATCACCGGCTTCCAGATCGCCTTGTCGTGGCTGCACGATCACGTCGTCGTGCCGGTTGGAAACGCGATTTCCAATATCTGGCGCGGAATGGGCGATGCCATCAACTGGGTTTGGCTGCACGTGATCCGCCCGGCCTTCGACGCCGTGTCCTGGGCCGTCCACGGCGTCGGCTCCGCATTCGATTCCGCCGTGAATTGGATTGGCCAAATCTGGGATCGGATCAAGGGCGTTGTGGCCGTGCCGATCAACTTTGTGATCAATACAATTCTCAACAATGGCCTTTTCGCGGCCTGGAACTGGATTGCCGACAAGATCGGATTGGGCAATCTGAAATTGCACGTCAACCCGATCCCCGGGTATGCGCGCGGCGGCATCCTGCCCGGCTACTCGCCGGGCCGTGACAACATGCTGGCCGCTTCGCCGGGCGGCCCCGTCGCGCTGTCCGGCGGCGAGGCAATCATGCGTCCGGAGTGGACTGCTGCGGCAGGGCGGCAATACATCACCGGCGCCAACGAGGCGGCGGCCCGTGGCGGAGTCACCGGCGCGTCGAGTTTCATTGCCGCCAACGGGCTTCCCGGCTACTTCCTCGGCGGGGTCTTCGATTGGGTCGGCGATGCAGCCAACGCCGTTGGCAACTTCGCGTCCTCGACCTTCAACGGCGTGCTCAAGCTCGGCGGCGAGGTGGTGGACTTCTTCAAGGACCCGCCAGGGTTCGCGGAGAAGGTGCTCAGCAAGATCGTGGGCGAGAACAGCAACTTCACCGGCGGCACCGACTGGGGAAAGATGCTGCTTTCTTTGCCCACCAAGGCTATTGGCGCCATGGTGGACAAGGTCAAGTCCTGGTTCTCCGCATCCTCCGGCGGAGGAGCCGGCGGGGCCGGTGGGAACGTGAACTACGCGCCGAGTGCCGGTGTCGCCCAGTGGTCGAGCGTCGTTGTCCAGGCGCTGGGGATGATGGCCCAGCCGGGAGGGCTGCTGAACACGGTCCTGCGCCGGATGGCCCAGGAATCTGGCGGCAACCCCAACGTGGTGAACAAGTGGGACTCGAACTGGCAGCGCGGCACGCCTTCGGTCGGGCTGATGCAGGTGATCGGCCCCACGTACGCGTCCAATGCAGACCCGCGCCACAACGTCGGTCCGTACTCCTACGGGGTGTCGGTTGACCCACTGTCCAACGTCCTCGCGTCGATGCACTACGCGATGGGGCGCTACGGATCGCTGGCGGCGGCCTTCAACCGCGCCGGTGGCTACGACGGCGGCGGCTTCATCCCCGCCGGGGTCTCCACGGTCTACAACGGGCTGAACCGGCCAGAGCCCGTGCTCACGCCGACGCAGTGGACCGACATTCACGAGCTGGCCCGGCGGGGGTCCACATCAGGAGGCCCCACGGTGATGGTCAACGCCAGGACCGACGCGTCCCCGGAACACATCGCGGCGGTCACCACTCGAAAGCTCCAGATCGCCATGAGGACAGGTTGAGATGTCGTGGGGTGCAAGCACTTGGCAGCTCGACTGGCTGACGATGGACCCGCACCCGGACGTACGCGACGCCAACGGGGTGCAGTGGTTTGCCACGAAGGTTGAGAACTTCTGGGGCTCCCCGAAGTCCGATGTGGCATTCACGCCCAAGATCGGACGGCACGGTGTGTTCCGGGTTCCGGCCTACAAGCGGGAAAAGATCGTCACCATCACCGGCCGCGCCTACTGCCCGGATGACGCCATGCTGCGGCGAGCGGAGATCGCCGTAGCGGGCCTGCTGAACCGGCCGGACACGGAATACCCGCTGATCTGCTACAGCGACATGGGCAACCTCGCGTGCAGCGTCGTCCTGGACAGCGACATCGTGACCACGCCGTTGGACGCGCTGAACGAGCCGGGGTTCGAGTTCTCCATCCAGGTGGCCGCGCCGGACCCGCGCAAGTACTCCCTGGAAACCCGCACCATGCAAACCGGCCTGCCGGGGCTGAACAGCGCCTCGGGGCTGAGCTTCACCGGCCAGGGCGGCGGCCTGGACTTCTCCGCCGGGTTGCACTTCGGCACGCCGTCGTCCAACGGGTTCCTGGACCTGACCAACGCGGGGACCGCGCCGGTGTACCCCGTGCTGACGCTGTACGGGCCGCTGACCAACCCGACGCTGACAACCAACGTCGGGTCCGTGACCTACAACGGCACGCTGTCAGCGACGGACTACGTGGTCATTGACCCTGCCGTGCCGTCGGTCCTGCTGGGCGGAACGGCGTCCCGCCGTCACCTCGTCAGCCCAGCATCCTTCACCGCCCTGCTCATTCCGCGTGCCGTGGACGACAAGACGCCCGGCACGTTGCGGGTCGGTCTGTCGCACACCGGCGACCCCGGCGCCACCGGCTACCTGTCGGCCGCCGTCCGGTCCGCCTGGTTCTAAGCACCCTCACAGGGGAGTCACGCGCAATGCCGACCCTTGGCAGCTCTGTCACGTCCCAGCTCGACGCCTGGTCCTACCAGGACCGCATTGGGACCGCCGATGCCCGGTACACGCTGGGCGCGCTGTGCCACAGCGCGCCGGGCACGACCATCAGCTACCGGGGTGGCGTGTTCGCGGCCGGGGACCCGGGCCTGACGGACGGCACCCACAACGGGCTCCGCGTGAGCCCCGCCGGCTCGGGCCTGGCGATCACGATCCAGGCCGGTCAATGCATCGTCGACACCTCCGGCAACGGCCCGTACATCGCGACCAACGACGGCGTGAAGACGCTGACGCTGGCGGCCTCGGCCGCCACGACCAACCGCATCGACCTCGTCATCGCCCGTGTCCACGATGACCAGAACTCGGCCATCGGGTCGGCCAGCGGGGACCGCCAGTTCACCATTGAGGTCTGGACCGGTGACGCCAGCTCGGGCACGCCGACACAGCCGAGCCCCACCGTGACCGCCGGGTGGATTCCGCTGGCGGCGGTCTACGTCGGCAAGAACTACTCCTCGGTTTCCGCGGCCGATGTCACCGACCTGCGCGGGCCGGGGCTGACCGCGCGTGGCGGCCTGCGCGTGCTGTTCGGGACCGACGCGAAGAAGACCAGCGCCGCGTTCGCCGAGGTGGGCAACTACCCGGGTGCTCGCCGGTGGGTCCACAGCGCCGGGTTCCAGGATCAGGCGTTCTGGGGTGCTAGCGCGGGCGGCTGGCGCGGGGTGCAGAACAAGCTCGTGTACGTCGCGTACCCGCCCGGGGGCGAGGAGTCCTGGACCAAGGGCTACACGACGCGGGAGATCTGCCGCCTGACCATTCCCGACCCTGGCGCGCCCTACCACATCGAAGCGTTCGCACGCATGTACATGAACCTGTCCCCGGGCGTGGGCGTGGACGTGCGGGTCACCCTGGACAGCATCAACGGCGCCGCCGTGAACTGGATGCGGTGCGACTCGATGGGCGACGACCACGACCGCCGCAAGGTCCCCAACCTCGCACCCGTGCCCTACGGGACGCTGACAGGCCAGCGGGACGTGGTGCTGTCGGTGGCCATTCGCGACATCTACCACGGCAACTACAACGACTGGGGATTCTCCTACCGGGGCTTCGACTCCGGGCAGAGCGTCCTTGTCGTCTCCGTCATGCCCGCCTACAGCCAGCCCGCCAACTGATGCCGAACACGTGGCGCGCCCTGGTTGTGGACACCCTGACCGGAACCGTCCAGGCCGACGTGGTGATGTCCGGGCAACCGCAGTACCAACGGATGCTGTGCCAGGCCGGGACCTGGCAAGTGGACCTGGTGGTGGACGAGGCGACCAACCGGGGCGTGGACTTCCACACCTACACCACCCCCGGCGTCTACTCCTGGGTGGTGCTGTACGGGGACCTGCCGGTCCAGGGCGGGCCGGTGTGGACCTACGGCTTCACCGAGTCCACCAGGGTCCTGTCAGTGGCCGGGTCGGGCATGGGCGGGGTCTTCTCCCGCCGGGTGCTGCGCAACCCCGCAGGGACCGCCTCCGCCATCACCACCGGCGGGAATGACCTCGCCTACACCGGCCTGTCCCTGCGCGGCATCCTGATGAAGATCCTCGGCGACAACTTGGCCCAGGCGGGCTACGGCCTGCCCATCGACATCCTGGCCTACGAGGCCGGCTCGGCTGTTCGGAACTACTACGGCTACGAGTTGGCGCTGGTCTGGGACCGGATCACCGAACTGTCCCAGGTCATCAACGGCCCCGAGTTCGACATCGGCCCGTACCTGACGGCCAACGGGTCGGCGGTGCGCTGGTACGTGTCGGTGGGCACGCCGCAGATCGGCGACCCGAACACCACGGCCACCTGGGACTACGGTGCGGCCCTGTCGGCCATCGACGTGGACGTGAACGGCTCGGCCCAGCCCGTTTCTCGAGTATGGGTCAAGGGCAGCGGGGCGGACGCGGCCATGCTCACCGGCTACGCCGCGAGCAGCGCCCAGGGCCTGCCCGGCCTCGACTTCGTCGATACCAACCACACCGACAACGGCGCCCAGGCCGACCTCACCAACTACGCCAGCCAAGACCTGGCCGACCTGTCGGCGGCCACCGAGACGTGGAAGTGCTCCGTCCGGCTAGACGGCCTCTACGACCGGTACGGCGTCGCGGTCTCGCCCGCGCTCGGATCGTTCAGCCTGGGCGACGCCCCACAGTTCGGCGTGGTCGGTCACCCGTGGATCCCGGACGGGACCTACCGCAAGCGCATCCTGGGAGTCCAGCAGTCCACGTTGGACGCCTCGTGTATGGACCTTTCCCTTGGTGCAACACCACTTCGCTTATAGGGGGAAGCATGGTCGCAGCGCCCGGCTCCCTGACCCTAGAGCAGGAAATCCAGCAGCTCAAGAAACGCGTGGACGACCTGGGGCGCGTGCCCGACGTGTACCCCGTCTGCCGCGTCCGGTTCTACGGCACCGCCAGCCTGCCTGCCGGGGACACCCTGGCGCAGGGCGGCTGGGGCGCAGTCGAAGACCCGCAGGGCATGTTCAAGCTGGACGGCACGTATTCCCGCGTGCTGATCCCGGTCACCGGCTACTACGCAGTGCATCTCCACTGCGCCATGCTCGGACCCACCAGCGGGTACACGGTTTCGCGGATTCTGCTGAACAGCAAGACCATTTCCGCGGGCATCGCATCCGACCAATGCCCGTACCCGTCCGGCGGCGGGGACGGGTCGCTGACCGACGCGCTTCGCATTCGGGTTCCGCTCAACGCTGGCGATTCCCTGTACTGGGTGACCTACACCAGCGCAGCAGCGACGCTCCAGGGCATTACCAACGGCACGCCAACGGAACTGGCCGTGACCTACCTCAACGCGCGGTCCGGCTGATGCCGCTAGCCGCCGACAGCACGTCCATTTCGGACGTCACCACGTGGGTCAACTTCGGCGTGCTCGGGTTGGTGGTGCTGTCCCTGATCACAGGTTGGCTGTGGACGAAGCCCAGTGTGGACAAGCTGCAAGAGGAAAAGGACCGCGCAGTAAAGGAACGCGAGCGGTCCGACGCGCAGCGGGACGCGATGGCACAGGTTCTCCAAGATCGGCTCCTGCCGGTGGTCGGGGACTTCATCACGACCACGCGAGCACTCATGCCTGTGTTGCAACAACTCCAGCAGCTACAGCAGATGATCCCCCTACTGCAAGAAATCATCCGGGCCAATGACGTGGAATCGCGGGAAGCGACCAAGGAAACGCGCAGGCGCCGCAGGCCCCGCGCGTGAGTACAAGGCCGAAGAGGTCGACGCGCTGATCGATCGGTCCAGCGAACTTCTGGACGAACTTCACGACGTCATGCGGGAAATGTCGACCAGGCTCCACAGCTTCATCGGAGAGGACGACGACTCGTGAGGTGGTCAAACCGTCGTCCGTCCACAGCAGACGCGGACGACCGCAAGTCAGCCAAGAAAGACCAGGACGTTGCCCGCCTCACCGCCAAGGCGGACCTGATCATTGAGGAGCTGGACCAAGTGGTGAAGCAGATGGCGGTCATGCTGCGCGACGCATACGGACTGACCGATGACCGATGAATCCCTTACCCCCCAGCAGCAGCAAGCGCTAGTAGCCGCCTCCCGGCTCCAAGAGTCGATGGAAGACCTTCGGACCGAGCTGTGCGCGGTCGAAAACTACGGCCATCGCAACCGCCGGTACATCGTGGGCCTAGCGGTCTCCATCGGGTTGGACGTCGCTCTGTCCATTGTGGTCATCATCGTGGCTCTGGTCGTGTCGAGCACCAACGACATCGCGCACCAGAACCGCGAGGCGCAGAAGGCAAGTTGCCTGTCCGGAAACGACACGCGGGCAGCCTCGGTGCAGCTCTGGAGCTACGTGCTGGACACGGCCGAGCGCAACAACCCCGCGAACCGCGCCCAGATCGAAGACTTCCGTACCTACATGAAAAAGGCTTACGCACCAAGGGATTGCAACCAGACTGGGAGTTGAGCCGTGCCACTCCTCGTAGACCTCTACCAGAGGTACAACAACGTCACCGACTGGAACGCGCTCGCGCGCGCCGTGGGCGGTGCCTACGTCAAGTACAGCGACGGAACCGGGGGCGCCTCGACGCCCGCCGACAACTACGCCACCCGATGCCGGGTCGCGTCGATCCCGTACGGCGGCTACCACTTCGCCCAGCCTGGAGACCCCGTAGCCCAGGCCCGGGTGTTCCTGGCCCAGTACGCCCGCCTGGGCGGCAACCTCGCGCCAGCGCTGGACCTGGAGTCCGGCGATATCCCCTACGCGGCACGGGGAAACTTCGCCCGGCAGTTCCTGGAGACGGTCCACGCGCAGTACCCGATCGTCGTCCTGTACGCCTCGGCGTCCTGGCTAGCCACGCTGCGGCCGGACACCTGGCCCTACGACTGGGACCGCACGTGGGTGGCCGCGTACGGCAACAACGACGGCACCCGGCACGCCCTGACCGGCTACGGGGGCCGCGTCGACATGCACCAGTACACCAGCAGTGGCCGCGTGGCCGGTGTCTCCGGTGCCGTCGATCTGGATTGGACGGACAACCTGGACGCGTTCCGGCTCGATCAAACGGCCGGCTCCGGGAGCGCGCCCGTCTCGGAGGATGACGACAACATGCTAGTTCCCGCCGGTACCAACGAACACGTGTCCCTGATCGTCAAGGGCAAGAGCCGGGTCTACCTCGGCTGTGCCTACGGCCGCAAGGTCACGGCCCACCAGATCGTCTGGTGCGGTGACACGACCGGTACCGCCCCGGCCTACCTTCCCGGTGGCGCCGATACGGACTGGACTTTCGACCCCGGCCGCCCTGGTCCGCTGACGCCACCGGCTGGTGCGGCGCAGATGATCGTGCGATACACCGCGGATCACTCCTTCACCCTGGCGGCGGTCTGATGCTGGCCCGCTACGCCAAGTTCGCCGTGGCCCTGCTGGCGGTCGTCGCGTCGTACCTCCTCGCGCGGTACGTCGGCGGCGGCCAGCTCGGCAACGTCGAGTGGGCCAACGTCTTCCTGGCCGCCACTGGCGCCGTGTCGGTCTACATCGGACCAAACACCACGGGCGCACCGGTGACCAAGTTCGCCCTGGCGCTCGGCGCCGCCGCATTCACCGCCGTGAACAACCTGGTGTCCACCGGTGTGCACATGCCCGACTGGTGGCAGCTCATCGCCCTGGCGGCCGGGGCCGTTGGCGTCTACGCCATCCCCAACGGCCCCAGCCAGGTCACGACCACCACGGCCTGATCCAGCAAGGAGTGTTCCGCCGTGGCACTGCCAGCGGACTTCGACACCGTCCGGGTCTTCGGGACCTTCGTTGATGCCAACGGGAACGCGATCCCGAACGGCAAAGTCATCTTCACCGCAACGGAACGTCTCCATTCCACCGCGTACAGCACGGTCATCATCCCGAGCAACGTCGAGGCCGTGCCGGACTCCTCCGGCTACATCGAGGTGGACCTACCGTGCACCGACGATCCCGACATTGAACCGTTCGGCACCTGGGCATGG